ACCGGGGAAGAAATTAATAAAGCAGAACGTAATATATGGATTGATTTTCCATACGAAGATTGGTGGACTAAATGATTGATTCGAAAATAAAAATACGTTGTACTGATAACGGCAAAGACCTCGATGCTCATATACTAGGACACAAGCCAAAGGCTTTCCTAGAAGTAGCGTTACAAACTGTTAAGATACGAATGGTATATAAAGAAAACACCAAAGTCTACGTCGGCAGTATGCTAGGACGAGAGTTTGTTGTTAAAGAAGATGCGCTACCGCAAGAGCGCAAGGACTTTTCAAGATGAGTAAGATACAATATTACACTTTAGAAGATGCCGCGGCCAATGGCGTAGCGCCATGGACAGAAAAGATCCGGGAGGACTTCCATGTTGTGGTTTTCGAGGACAAATATCCTTGTACACCCGGGCATCTTCTTTTCGTTCCTCAATACTCTGCCGACGGAGTTATTGAAGATTGCTTTGCCGATGCTTTCAAGCACGGAAAAGAAATGGTAGCCATTGGCGAATGGGACGGATTTAATATTGGTCTTAATTGGGGTGAAGCTGCTGGTCAGACTGTAATGTATCCGCATGTACATCTCATTCCAAGACGCAAAGGTGATGTAGAAGATCCTGTGGGCGGTGTTCGAAACACTATCCCAGGAAAAGGTAACTATCGAAAGGGCGAAAAATGATCGTTAAAGAAGGTACATTGTGGGAAGGTTCAACTAGTCAAAAGTTTCGTGTGATACACGTAATTGATATACATGATCACACCTGGGTACATTACAGAAAAGAAAATGTAGTTATTGATCCTGAAGATCCAGATAACAACAAAGAATATAGCTGTTATTTAGAAAGCTTCATTACTAGATTTAGACAAGTACCAGAATGATTACAATAAACGTGCCCTGGCAAAATCAAAAAGACATTTGGTGGAATGAAACCTGTGCTAGCGTTATGGAACACTTTGGTTTACCAGGTACACGGTATACAACAGAAGTCAGCACAGAATGTATGAAGTTTCATTTTAAAACAGAACAAGATGCGCTAATGTGTAGATTGCTGTTAAGCGAAGGTATTCAATGAGTAGAGCAATATTTCTCGGCGATAGTCACACCTGCGGTTATATAACAGAACCAGGCAAGATGGGACCTGGTAGTTACTCCCTATGGAATGACAACAACTACGCAGAATTCTACGCAAAAGAAAATAACAAACAAGTGTCAGTGTATGCTATTCCCGGAGCAGCAAACAAAGTATATACAGACTGGCTTAGAACAATGTTAGATAAACATCCAGATACCGACGAAGTGTTTGTACTGCTAGCCAGCTGGAATCGTTTTATCTTAGCATTCAATGAAACACTATCTGCTGATGTTATTGGTTCAGATTACTTTACTGAATTTTATAAAAACAAGCACGGATTAGTAGACATATACCAAGATACGATTTTTAAAGATGACAGATTCCAACTTCTAAATAAACCCACTTACGAAGATTTTGGAAGAATGGCAGACATTAATTTTAATTATGCCAGCGGTCTTATAAAACCAGATCTTAGAAAAGATTCGTACATGGATGTTAAACTATTCTTTGAGTTGAATACACATCTTGAACAGAGAGACTTTTTTAAAGATATACTTGTTATGGATACTATGTGCCACGAACACGGCTGTAAACTGTATCTGTTTAACATGACTGATCGTGTTAAGTTTCCGGAAAAATTAGATTACTACGCAAAATTAAAATCTACTAAAATTTCCGAACAAACAGTTGAAACTTATTTTCGTAAAAAGTTTATCGATCATACTAAATTCTTTCTTCCAGACAACGAACATTACAACGAAGATTATCATCGCATGATAGCTGAAAGTTTCATCCCATGGCTAAAAAAATAAAAATACTGCTAGCCGGAGATAGTTTTGCTGCCAAATGGAACGGCGAGTATCCTGGTTGGGCAGATCTATTGTCTAAAGAATATTCAGTTAAAAACGTAGCGCAGGCAGGTGTTGGTGAATATAAGATCTTAAAACAAATAGAAAATAATAACACAAAAGAATTTAATCTAGTGATTGTTAGTCATACCAGTCCCTTTCGTGTACACACGCCCACTCATCCTATAAAAAGAAAAGGGCTACACGAAAACTGTGATCTAATCTTTAATGATTTAGAAAACAATCAAGACAAATCAAACGAAAGTTTAGTAACAGCATTAAATTGGTTTAAACATCATTATGATGAACAGTATCAAGAAGATATCTATAGATTGATGCGCAGTGAAATAGATAGAAATGTTCAAACACTATATCTAGCATTAGACCATACTAGTGCCAGCAGTCATTTTGGTCACGAATTGAATCATTTAGATTTTTCAGAGTATTGGCCAAGTAACCGTGGTGATGTTAATCATTATACCAAAGAAGGTAATGAATTTATTTTCAAAAGTATAGTTGACAAAATTAAAGAAATGAGTGTATAATATAAACATGAGCAAAATCAAAATCGCAGAGCTGTTTTACAGCATACAAGGTGAAGGACGCTATATGGGTGTGCCTTCTGTTTTCTTACGTACATTTGGTTGTAACTTTAAATGTGCTGGTTTCGGAATGCCACGTGGTGAACTAAGTGACGAAGTTGACACCATTGCGTTAGCACATACTTTAAAACCATTTACAAAATATGAAGAACTTCCACTTGTTAGTACAGGCTGTGACAGTTACGCAAGTTGGGATCCAAGATTCAAAGACCTTAGTCCAATGCTCACAAGCGATGCTATAGCAGATCGAATTATGGAAATCCTTCCACATAATGAATGGTTAGACGAACATCTCGTAATTACAGGTGGCGAGCCATTGCTAGGTTGGCAACGTGCTTATCCAGACTTGCTAGATAATCCTAAGATGTCTGGATTGAAAGAAATTACTTTTGAAACAAATGGTACTCAAAAACTAAGTCCAGAATTTAAAGACTATCTATTACAGTGGCAGATGCCTAACTTAGACTTCACTAGAGAAGTTACATTCAGTGTCAGTGCTAAACTTCCTTGTAGTGGTGAGAAGTGGGAAGAAGCAATTCTTCCAGAGGTTGTTTGTGAGTATGAAGAAGTTGGTACAGCATACTTGAAATTTGTTATTGCCACAGAAGAAGATCGCGACTATGCGCTTAAAGCCGCAAGCGAATATCGTGCCGCTGGATTTAAAGGACACGTTTATCTAATGCCAGTCGGTGGTGTTGAAAGTGTTTACGCATTAAACAATAAAGCGGTAGCTATTATGGCAATGAAACATGGTTTACGTTATAGTGACCGCTTACAGGTGCCGTTATTTAAAAATGAGTGGGGTACATAATGAAAGATTGGTTTAAAAAAATTACAGGTATTGCTAAATTAGAGGCAGACAAAGCAAGATTAGAACAAGAAAAGAAAGTTGCCGAAGGAGAAGCACTTAAAGCCAAAGAAGCAGAAGAACTCGCTAAACTGACTCCAAAAGAACGTGCTACTAGAAAAGGTGAACCTTGGGTATCCGTTTTAGATACTCATGTTAACAAGGATAATATACGCAACGGTTTTTTTGAGCTTGACTGGAACGAATTATTTGTGTTACAATTAAAACAAGAAGGTTACGGATTCGATGGCGACGCTGACGAAGAAATTGTCGATCGTTGGTTCCGTGATATTGTTAGAAACATGCTCGCCGATGACGGAGTAGCAGAGCCCGAGCGTGTAAACGCAGGGTTCATTAATGTCACTCCGTTGAGTAAAGGAAAGTCTGAGGTTTCATGAGCTATATTTTAGTAGATACTGCTAACACGTTCTTTCGTGCTAGACACGTAATCCGCGGTGATGCTGATATTAAAATCGGCATGGCTTTTCACATTACTTTAAATTCTATACGCAAAGCGTGGCAAGATTTTGACGGCAGTCATGTAGTGTTCTGCCTAGAAGGTCGTAGCTGGCGAAAAGACTATTACGAGCCGTATAAGCGTAATAGAGCTGAAACTCGTGCTGCGTTAACTGCTTCTGAACAAGAAGAAGATAAACTATTCTGGGAAGCATTTGATACGTTTAAAGAATTTGTAGCAGAAAAAACTAACTGTACAGTAATTCAACACCCACAACTAGAAGCAGACGACTTAATCGCCGGCTGGATACAATCCCATCCAGACAGCAAACATGTTATTATTTCCACTGACTCAGATTTTGAGCAACTGATCGCACCTAACGTAAAACAATATAACGGTGTAAGCGAAGTCACTATAACACATGAGGGATACTTTGATGCGAAAGGTAATAAGGTCAAAGATAAAAAGACAGGCGAAGAAAAGGCCGCTCCTGATCCGCAATGGTTACTTTTCGAAAAGTGTATGCGAGGTGACACTAGCGACAACGTCTTTAGTGCTTACCCGGGTGTGCGTACAAAGGGGACCAAATCTAAAGTTGGTCTCTTGGAAGCGTTTAGCGACAAAAACGCCAAAGGATATTCTTGGAACAATCTAATGCTACAACGTTGGACAGACCACAACGGTGTCGAACATCGTGTATTAGATGACTATGAACGTAATCGTAGACTCATCGATCTATCACATCAACCAGAAGAAATTAAAACTATTATCAAAGAAACAATTGAAACAGCAACTTCAGCTAATAAAAATATTAGCCAAGTTGGTATAAGATTAATGAAGTTCTGTAATCTTTTTGATCTTAAGAAAATTACAGACCAAGCACAATCATATGCCGAACCACTTAATGCGAGGTACACACAATGACAGAGTTACATGCCAAGCCAATCATAAAAGATAAGTTTTGGATTGTAGAAAAAGACGGAAGTCGATTTGCTACCTTAAGAAAGAACGAAGACGATCGTTTTGTCTTAAGTAACGAGTTAGGCGTCAAGATTTATCCTAATAAAGAAAGTCTAACAAAACAGTTCGGTAAAGATTTCTTTATAGCCAAGATTGTAAAAGAAAGTTATGATGCCGAAGAACTAGAAGTTCACGGTTTTCCTACAAGCGTCGAACCACACAATGCTATGTTTGACATCAAAAGAAAACTTCCACTTTTTACAAAAAGCGGTGACAGTAAAAGTCTTTACTGCGCAGGTTACTATGTTATCCGTTTTGATAAAGGTTGGGTTAAGAGTTTTTGCCCTAAACTAATTACATTACAGCGATATCAATACGAAGGCCCTTTTAGAACAGAAATAGAAATGCGTCAAAGGCTGTCAAATGTCTCAAAATAATTTACCAGAACGTCTAGGTAGTGTTGAGCGTATTATACAACGAGTAGCTACTGCTGAAAAAAGCAATCAAAGAGAAATAAGGCTTACACTACAAGAAGGAAAAGATCTTATTGCCGATTTGGCTTTAATAACTGGCCGCTTGGGTAAAACCATTGATGAAATACATGCTAAATTGGACAAATTGAATACTACCACGCAGGAAATAAGCGTACAAATGGATGGTGGTACATTTTAAGAAGATAAATATATGCGTGTATTATTATTGAGATTTTTTAATGAGTAGACCAAAACCTAAAGTATTACTTGAATACGCTAACAAAGAAAACCATAAGGTTGAGCAGGTGTTAGAGAGCGATGCCATTTGGGCTGTTTTTTATAAAGGCGCTCCATTTAATCTTAAAAGCGGTAGTATGATTTTAAGTTACCCGGGACCAAAATATAAGAAGGTAAGTTTTTCTAACCCAGGACATGCTCATAACCTTTCGAAGAAACTAAACAGGATGTTTAAGACTTCAGACTTCCAAGTTGTCAAATTGACACAAGGTGAAGTAATTGGTAAGTAATGGATAGCAAAAACGAGTACACAAAGAAATTTTTAAACGCCGCAGGTCTTGAAACAACCGACCAAATTATAGATGCCAAACGCAGCGAATGGTGGTATAATGTTAGAAGAAAAGACAACGGCGGGCTACGTCTTACAGAACAAGGTTTTGAATTTGTACAAAACGAAGCAAAGCTCAAAACTTACAATATTAAATTCCCAGGCCAGTTTACAATAACACCACAAATTTTAGTGTGGCTTGACAAATTCATTGATTCCCCTTATTATATTACTAAGAAAGACATAACAGTCACTTCCGAAAGAACAGCCTTTGAACTATACCTATTTTCAGGCGATGTTCAAAAAATGGGATACAACAAAGCTCTTTCAAAACGTTTAAGCCAAGAATCCTCTGATCAAGATTAACTACGTAGTAAATACATCGCAATGGATATCAACCCTTTAGATATTTTAAACAAGCGGGCATTAAAATGGATGCCTCCGCATTTTTCTAAGGCTAGAATCGGAACTAAGGACCAATTCTTAAGTCCCGAGATTGAAGACTGGATAAAATATAAATTGAAGGGCAGATATTGTTTAGTAAACACTGCCGAAGATACAGGAGTGTTTACCTATGTAGGTTTTGAAGAAGAAAAAGAACTTACATACTTTATGCTAGCTTGTACACACTTAAGGAGTCAAAAATGACAGAAGAAGCAAAAAAGCCTGAGGCGCCAGCAACTGAACAAGGCACCGCAGCACCAGAATTAACTATCAATGATCTCAACGCATTGAGAACCATTATTGATGTAGCTACCACAAGAGGTGCTTTCAAGGCGAGCGAAATGGAATCCATTGGTAAGGTTTACAATCGGTTGAACACATTCTTGGATGGAGTTGCTCCTCCACAGCAGCCTGCTCAGCCACCTAAACAAGGATAATATCATGGCAAACTTAAAACACATAGGACGTATGAAAGCAAACAGAGCTAAGGTTCTAGTAGCATTTCGTACGCTACCCGGAGATGCTTTCAATGCGTTAGTCATAGGAACAGCAAATCTATCAGATGATCAGCATAACGCTATCATTAATCTAGTAGAAAGCCCACAGGCGCAGGATGTATACGAATTTGGTGAGATTCTTTCATCAAGATTTTTTCCAGATGGACGTCCGATGCTATCAGCATTACATCAAGATGGAAAATTAGTAAAGGTTCCTACCAACGATGTAGAAATGACTCCGAGCCCGAATACTTCTATTCCGCTCGATGAACTTAATGCTCTAATCGCAGAACAACGTGGTTTAGCTGTTGATGATTTATCGCTTAAAGCGCCAGGTGAAGAAGAAAAGGCCAAGGAAGCTGCGAAGGAAGTAAAAGAAACTCCAGCAACTCCTCCTAAAGCAAGCAATGACCCTTTATCTGATAAAGACATAGCTAAGTCTTATCGTAGCCAAGCTGACGCTATGTATAAAGAAGCAGCAAAGTTGCGTAAACAAGCAGACGAACTAGATCCTCCTCAGAAGAAAGCAACTAAGAATAAAGAAGAAGAAGTAGGTGCCTAAAAAATACGTAAAGCCACCTAAGGATGTAATTAGGGAATGGCCAGAAATTTTTGAGGACATCTACATGAGTTCTATGCCAATAAAATACATCCATGGCGTAGAAATTCTTTTCGACAACGGAAGAGTGTGGGGTATCGATCTTAACGAACGTTTGGAATTCGACAGCGAAGATGAAATTATAGAAAAACTTATGGGTGCGCTAAAAGACTACCACGAAGAAATTCAAACTATAAATTTCCAAGTGGATGTAGCAAGACTCAAAGAAGACGTTATTAACTCAACGAAAGGTTTACTAGGCGATTCATGAATGTACGACTTATTTCCTATTCACAGCCAACACAGGAATTTGCAGATATGGGCATCTCAGATGCGCAAGAACTCATTGCGTATTGCGCCCGTGTCAGCAATCCAGCCAACCAACTTAACACCGAAACATCAGAAAAACTCATCCGATACTTGGTCAAACACAAACACTGGAGCCCACTCGAAATGGTCTCAGCCTGTTGTGAAATTACAACCACAAGAGATATCGCTAGACAAATCTTGCGACACAGAAGTTTTAGTTTCCAAGAGTTCAGTCAACGCTATGCTGACCCAACTAAAGATTTGGCGTTCGTTACAAGAGAAGCCAGACTTCAAGACAACAAGAATCGTCAGAACAGCATCATCACAAATGATACAGAGTTACAAGCATGGTGGGATGCCAAGCAAAA